AGAAATAGCAGGGCCTGCAAGTGCTTCATTAGCAGCTGGTGGAACAAGAGATTCATTTACATTGAATTTAACAACTACCAATGGTGCTTCAAGAGGAACATTTGCACTTTCATTCTTAACAAGTTCAGCAAACTATATCACAAGAGTATTTAGTGAGGACGCTCAAGATACAACTCAAAATGTTTATGTTTATTCAAACTTTGAAGCGACACAAAACTTAATGAGTTCGAGTGATAAAGTATTTGTAGCTAGTGGTTCAGATGAAAACTTCTCATTTGATTACAAAGTTGCAACTACACCAGCTATCCAATCACAATTAATTAATTCCGCAAGAACAGATTTATTTAAAGTAAATACTCGTTCACACGGAACTAATATGAACTCAAAATACAAAATCGGTATATCTGATGTTAAACAAGCTTCAGATGTTCCTGGTTCTGATTATGGTTCATTTAGTTTACAAGTAATTGTAAACAACCCAGGTCAAGTTGATGACGGAACAGTTTTAGAAAACTTTTCTGGTTTAAATTTTGACGAAGAATCTATTTACCAAGAGTTATCGGTGATAGATATATAACGATTGATTCAGACGGAAAATTAACCACAAATGGTGATTATCCAAATCAATCAGATTACATTTATATATCTGATGTCGTAGCTAGTGGTGCATCAAAGGAATTAGTCCCTATGGGATTTGATAAAGTTATTCAACCACACGTTGTGAACATTAGTTCACCAATACCAAGTGGTAGTACGGTAGCAGCATCATACCCAACAGCCTCACTTAGATTTACAACAAGTGGAACAGGACAACAAAATTCAAGAGGAACATTTAGTTCAAATGAATACTATGGTTTTGACTTTGCAAACGAGAACAACAAACAATATTTAGCACCATTACCAACAAGTGCGGCAGTAGGAAACAATGTAACAATGAGTTTAGAAGACGCATTTGGTAATAACGACGCATCAACATTGGGAACAAAATACTCAATAGCAGGTGCTAAGATATCATTAAGTGGTTCTGCAGTTCAACAAAGAAAGTTTGCAGTTCCTTTCCAAGGCGGATTTGACGGACAAAATCCAGCTGTTGATAGAAAGGTCGGAACAAACATTCAAGAAACAAACTCACAAGGATTTGATTTAAGTTCATCAGGTACTGGTACAACAGTATACAAAAGAGCTATTAACGCAATTTCAAATCCAGATGAATTTGATATTAACTTGTTAGCATTACCAGGTGTGGTTCACTCACAACACTCAACAGTAACTAATCACGCAATTGATAAGATAGAAGATAGAGCAGATGCGTTCTTTATTATGGACGGCTCTCATTATTCAGCATCAGTTCAAACTGCAATTAGTGATGTTCAGGCAGTTGATTCAAACTATGTAGCAACATACTATCCTTGGGTAAAAATCATAGATAGTGTTACAGGTAAACCAACTTGGGTGCCACCTTCAGTAGTGTTGCCAGGTGTTTACGCACAAAATGACGCAATAGGTCAAGAGTGGTTTGCACCAGCTGGTCTAAATCGTGGTGGTTTAACAGAAGTAACAGAAGCTAAAACAAGACTAACCAACTTAGAAAGAGATGATTTATACGAAAATCGTATTAATCCAATCGCATCTTTCCCAGGTCAAGGTGTAGTAGTGTTTGGTCAGAAAACACTTCAAGGTAAACCAAGTGCATTAGACAGAATCAATGTAAGAAGATTGTTGATTAATTTAAGAAAATTCATCGCAAGTTCTTCAAGATTCTTGGTATTTGAACAAAACACAGGAGCTCTAAGAAACAGATTCCTAAACATAGTGAATCCATACTTAGAACAAGTTCAAGCAAATAGTGGATTATCAGCATTTAGAATCGTAATGGACGAAACAAACAACACACCAGATGTTGTAGATAGAAACCAATTAGTTGGTCAAATCTTTATCCAACCTACGAAAACAGCTGAGTTCATTGTATTGGACTTTGTGGTTCAACCATCAGGTGCAGCATTTGAAGATTAAGTTCTTTAAATAATATAAGAAAAACCCCCGATACTCTCGGGGGTTTTTTGTTCAAGGAAACAAATAGGTTCTTACGATTACGATATTAACACCTATTTTGGATAAATCGCAAAGGTATCAGCGTATTCGGCTAATGTATTGTATTGACTTCTAACATAGCCATATTGTGGCTTAGAACCACCACGATACCTAATTCTATAATTACCAGTTCTCATTAGAGTTCTGATAGTTGGGTTAAACCTAAAACACATAGGAATACCCTTGTAATGAGCTTGTTCAAAATAATCAGCTTGATAATCGTCCAACCTAATAGCCGGTTGATTTTCATTAGCTCTATATAAATCCATAGGATTATGAGCATATTGATAATGAGTAATGGTAAATGTTCCATTTTCCACATACTCACCAGCTTCATTATAATACCCATAATTATTTGGGATTTCTCTTGTTACCAAAGTATCTTCATAATTCCTTGGCATAATACCTAACACGGCATCAGTTGTAAATTCATTTTCCATTTCATTTCCTTTTATATCGTTATCAATCATACTATAATATACTAAATCTTTTTGTAAAAGTCAAGCTTTTTTTTATTATTCTTCGTAGTCGGTTTCTTCATAAAGTTCTTCTTCACAATCATCACAAAGGAAAAAGCCGTCTATTTCAACACCACACTCTTCACATATTATTTCATCAATCATACTATAATATACAAACAAAAAATGACAATGTCAAGTAAAAACTTCAAAAAAACTTCTAAAAAGATATGATTTCAACACTACACTTTTTTTGATTTCTTTATATTTATTACTGAGTTAATTTATAGGAGAAATAAAGTGGCATTTGCAGACCCAAACGAAATATTTTTTACACCATTTGAACCTAAAATGAAAAATAGGTTTATTATGGATATTGACGGAATACCGGCATATCTAATTAAAACTATGGCCAGACCACAAGTAACATTTCAATCAGTTACATTAGACCATATCAACACAAAAAGGTATGTAAAAGGTAAAGCTACTTGGGCACCAATCAGTATCACACTATATGACCCAATTGTTCCAAGTGGAGCACAAGCGGTTAATGAGTGGATTAGATTACACCACGAGTCAGCAACAGGTGTTGACGGATATTCTTCCGAATATAAAAAAGACATCACTTTCAATGTTCTAAGTCCTAATGGAGAAAAAATAGAACAATGGATTTTAAAAGGGGCATTTATTACAGATGCTAATTTTAACGATTTAAGTTATGCTGAAGATTCATTTGTTGATATTTCACTTCAACTTCAGTATGATTACGCTATATTAGAATTTTAGGAGATAAGTTATGTGGGCAATATTTAAAGACAATAATGAATACAACGAGAAATCAATAATTGGTTTCGGTGCATTTACAGTAATGGTTTTATTTGCATTTGCAGATGTGGTTACTGGACTTATGGGTAAAGATTTAGTTATCAATGATGTGGTATACAATTCTTTCCTATTCACTACATTAGGTAGTTTCGGTATCGCAGGTGCAGAAAAAGTTTTAAAAAAATAAGTTATTAATTCAGTATTAATCAAGGAGTAAACAATGGCTGAAAATCAGTATGGATTTCCTACTGAAGTTCTATCTTTACCTTCACAGGGATTATTGTATCCCAAAGATAGTCCTTTGCGTAGTGGAAACATCGACGTCAAATATATGACAGCAAAAGAAGAAGACATTTTAACATCAGCTAATTTAATTAATCAAGGAGTAGTGATTGATAGATTATTAGAAAGTATAATCGCAGACTCAAAAGTTAAATTAGATGATATGTTAATCGGTGATAAAAATGCACTAATGGTTGGTGCTCGTGTTTTAGGATATGGAAAATCTTATCCGATAATGATAACGGACCCCGATACAAATGCACAAGTAGAATATGAAGTTGATTTATCAAACCTTAAAAATAAAGATGTTGATACATCAGTTTTTACAGGTGAAAACAAATTTGAATTTGAATTACCTTATTCAAAAAGAGTAATTGGTTTCAAATTACTAACTCATAAAGACGAAAGAGAAATCAAAGAAACACAAAAAGGTCTCGAAAAGGTCGAAAAACTTACAGGTGTGAGTTCCATTTTAACTACAAGATTTAAACAACAAATCATTTCAATAGACGGTAGTGAAGACAAAAAAGAAATAAATGAATTTGTTGACAATAGTTTTTTAGCTATGGACTCAAGAGAATTTAGAATGTATGCAGATTCTATAACACCTGATATTGAGATGAAGTTTGACTATACAAGTCAAACAGGGAATGTTCATACAATGGATATTCCTTTAAGGGTCGAATTTTTTTGGCCAGCCGGTAACTAATAGACCGGCTATTCACGAAGAACTCTTCAACATCGCTTATTATGGTAATGGGTTCACACACGATGAACTTTACAATATGCCAGTTCCTTTAAGAAAATTCTATGCGCAAAAATTAGTTGACGCAAAAGAAAAAGAAAAGAAATCTTATGAAGAGGCAAAAAACTCACCATCGGAAATCTCTCGTCCTAACATACAAAAATCTTAAAACTTGATATTTATTGATAGGAAAAATCTATGAACAGAAAATTTGTAAAAGAAAATAAAACATTAGTTAAAGAATTTTTGTCAGACTTAATTACTAAAGTCTTAACAGGCAAGTCGCATCGAGACATTCAAAAAAGACTAAATTCTGACCCAAAGATTCAACAACATAAAGCTAATATAAAAAGAATCGAACAACAAATTATCGACAAAGTTGACAACATAAGAAAAAATGACCCCGACTTTGACAAAAGATTAAAAAGACTTCAACTCAAATATAAATCATAACCAACAGGAAATAAAGTGGCAGTTCAAGGTTTACTAAATACAGACTTCTCAAATATGACTGGTCAAGAAGTTCTAGCTTTTATTAAAAATGTAGAAGCTATGGTAAGAAAACTTACCAAAGAGGACGCTGAAGCGAACAAAGAGGTGATAAAAGCTTTAAAGGAAAAACGCAAAATAGCCAAGGAAATCTTTGATTTAGAAAACGAAACAAAAGATTTAACTATGTCTATTATGTCTTTGGAACAAGATAGAGCTGAAATTGTCAAGAGTGGAGCCGCAGGTGCAAAGGATATGGTTGATAATTTAAAATCTGGTATTCAGTCCATACCAGTTATCGGCGGTTTTATCGCTGATGCTTTTGACTTTGAAAAAATAGGTGCAAGTGTTCAAGAAAATATATTACAAAGATTTTCTAATTTTGACGAACAAGTTGAAGAGACAGGAAGTCGTTTATTGGCGTTATTCTCACCAACCGGATTAGCTTTATTTGCCGCTGGACTCGTTGCAGTTGCAGCGGCTCTCATAAAGCTCGCCACAAAAGTAAGAGATTTATCACGAGAACTAAATGTAAGTTTTGTAACGGCAGGAAAACTCAATATGGAACTTACAAAAGCACAAGTTCAATTAACCGGAACAGGTTTAGAAGCTCAAGAAATAGCAAAAGAATTAATCGATACATTCGGAACATTAGAAAATGTAACCGCAAGAAACATCAGAGAAGTTGGTCAATTAGCCACACGATTTGGTGCAGCTACCAAAGATATTATACAAGTCCAAAAAGACTTGAGTGATTTATTTGGAATGTCAGCTGACCAATCAGAAGTAATCGTAAGAAATATCGGTAGATTAGCAGACGCTTCTGGTGTAGCAGCTGGACAAGTAATCGCAGACTTAGCGTCAAATTCAGAAAAATTCGCTGAGTTTTCAAATGCAGGAGCTATGGGATTAGCACAAGCAGCGATTGAAGCTCGAAAAGTTGGAACAAACTTAGAGTCCATATTAAGTGCTGCGGATAAAGTATTAGGATTTGAAGAAAGTATATCAGCTCAATTTGAGGCACAAGTCTTAACTGGAAAACAAATAAGTTTAGAAAAAGCAAGACAATTAGCACTTGATGATGATATCGCTGGATTTACGAGAGAAATTCAAAATATCGTTGGTGGTTTAGGAGATATACAAAGTTTAAGTGTTATACAAAGAAGAAGTATTGCAGACGCTATTGGTATATCAGTTCGTGATTTACGAGCAATTTCTCGTGGTGAGGAAATGGAACAAAGAGAAACGGTACAAGATAAACTTGAAACAACAAACAAAATATTAATGGAAGGTCTTGATGTTGAAAAGGAAATGTTAGAAACAACTAAAGACAACAAAAATGTTAACCTTGTAACATCGGTTTTTTAGGATAAACAATGATAGAAATTAATCCAGATAAATTAGTTCAAAATGTAACACGAAACGGAGAGTTTATATTTCGTGGTGGATTAGCATTACAAGCAGAACTTGGTGCTCAAAATGTTGAAAGATTTAGAAACTTCCTAACAACACCAAAGGGTAGAATATTCGTAGCTCAACAAACATTATTACAAGGATTAAATAAAAAACCAGGAACAAGAATATATAATCCAGCTGCGCCAGTCATAGCGAAAAGATTACCACAAGAACTAACCGCACTCAAACCACAACGACACGTTGATATAGAACCAGGTGTGGGCTTGTTTAGAAGACTAATCGGAAGAAGTCAACCAAGAACACCACAAGAAAACGCAGTTAGATTTTTTAACAAAGGAAAGGCGAATAAAAACATTGATTTACAGGTTCGTTATGGTGGAGCACCAAATGAATTATCTAAAATCCCTAATAGAAGTGGTGAGTTCAAAGAAGCGAAAGACTTTATTAAATTTAGAATTAGAGATGCGGTAAACGGAAAATACATTATTTTTCCAGCATTGTTAGAGGGAAATGTATCGGATAACTCATCAGCAGAAAGCACTTCAATATCATATATTGGTAGAGCAGATAAAGTTTATGTTTACGGAGGATACACAAGAAGTATTAGTTTTTCAGTAAACATTGTAGCTCAAAGAGAAAGTGATATTCCAATTATTTGGGAAAAAGTAAACTACGCAAAAGGTTTAGTATTACCACAATACAAAAGATTTTATAGTCAACAAGAGGGTGGAGTGTCTGACAACACAAGACCAGTTGCACCTATTTGTTATTTAACATTAGGAGATTTATACAATAATGCACCAGGTTTCTTCTCGTCAGTTAATCTGGCAATTCCAGAAGGTTCAACTTGGACACTAACGGACGGAAGACAAGTTCCACATATTTGTACATTAGCATTTGAATTTACATATATTGGTAAACAAAATCCAACTATGACATCTGGACATTATGATAACATATCCAAGACATTTCCATCTGGAAATCCAAATGCACCGCCTCCACCACCACCAAGACCAGAGGTTAAATTACCACCTTCAGAAGATGATGATACGGCGGACGATATAGCAATACCTGAAATAGAAGATGAGTTCAACACAGCACCAAGGGAGAGTGCTTTTGATAACCCTTTACCCCCCCTTACATATGGGCCATTTAGACCACGAGATATTGCACGAAACCAAGACCCAAAAAATACAAATAGTTCATTTTATGGTGGGCCAGGTAATGTAGACACAACAAAGAGAACATAATGCCAAGTAGATATAACAAATCAAAATTATTAAAAGATGAAAACGGGATACGATATTTAAATCGTATTGAATATCCAGCTATTCCAATTCGTGATTCTGATATTTTTATACAAGGATTTATAGGACAAACTTTTATGAATCTGGCAAACATCTATTACGGAGATAAAAATTTATGGTGGATTATCGCCAGAGCAAACAATCAATCTGAATCAATCTATATGACACCGGGTAAAGAATATCGTATTCCACAAGACACCGGCTTAATCATACAAGAATTCAACGAACTCAATACATAATGTTTAAAAGAGAGAACATAGACAAACGAGTCCAAGAACAATTATTTAATAAAATTAGTGCTTTGGACAGAAGAGTAGTAGGGTCAAACACTACCCCTTTTTTTTCTGGTGATATACTTGATACTTCCGACAAAAACCCTATATCAGAATTTATGTATAGAAATTGTTTCGCTAAAGTTAGTGTAGCGGTTCCAAACAAAGAATTATCAACCAAATCAAATGTTGTTCAACAACCTATTAGTATTTCAAGTTATGTTAATCAAGAATTTGATACAAAAACTGGCGAAGCTCTAAAATCCATTACACAAAAAAATACACCACTAACTTTCTTACAAGGATTTGAAGAAAACCCAAACAATAGATTTAGAGGACACTCAGGCATAACCAAAATTTCGGTAAGTCAAATGAAATACTATACTTACAAATACACTATTGATTGGAATTGTCCAGACCCGGTGTATTTTGAAGATACTTTTGAACCGAGTTTTTTAAAGTTAGGTGCTTACATAGCTATTGAATTTGGTTGGGGTATCGAAGATAATAAATTTCAAGTTCCACCACTAACAATTGAAGAAATGAAAAGGTTATTAGATGGAGAAACTTTATTAGAACGAAATAGACAAACAGCTGGAAATTATTATTGTGGTGTAGGAGTAGTTACGAAGTTTGATTGGAAGATAGGAGAGGACGGAGGATACTCAGGCAATATAGAAGTTATTACACCAGGAGCATCAGCTTTATTAGAATCCACACAAGGAGCGGACGAATTCGCTGATGTGATTCCAGATAAAATTAACAAAACAATTGAAAAATTAAAAGCAGGTGAAGAAACTGATAGGGTTTCCGATAAAGATATTGAAAAAATTAAACAAGTTAGTGAAGACATTAGTGATAGTGCTATTAAATTTAACACGGTAATTGCAAATTTAAAAGATGTTTTTGATGAGTATCTTGATACTTTTCAAGAATCAAACTATGAACC